GCAATCACGATCTAGCGACAAGCGCTTATATGCGCGAATGGCTGGCAGCCCATTATGAGGCGGAGCAGCGCGTCACAGTCGACATCAGCCCCGATCCCTACTATGCGGTCGAGCACGGCGACGTGAGCCTGTTCTTCCATCACGGGCATCTGACCAAACCGGGCGAGCTTGATCGGGCCCTGGCAGGCAAGTTTCGGCCGCTGCTCGGGCGCACGACGCACAGCTATGCCCACGTTGGCCACCTGCATCATAAAACGGTGCAGGAGTCATCGCTGATGACCGTTGAGCAGCACCAGACGCTGGCCGCGGCCACGGCTTTTGAGTCACGTCACGGCTACAAATCAGGTCGCAGCGCCCAAGTCATTACCTATCACCGCGACCATGGCGAGGTGGGCCGAGTCCGCCTCACCCCCGAAATGGTCGCTGCGTAACGGAGTCAATCATGAACGCATTGCTGGCCGCCGCTTTGATTGCGTGCGCACAAGGGGATGCTCGTTGTGTCATCGCCGATGACGCCCCGATTGGCCGAGTCTACGTCTGCGGTTTGCCGGGCAACGGATCGGGCGAATCCGCGACGTTTGGATTTCGTGGGTTCGATCGCCATTACTCCGTCACGATTGCGCCGGATTGCCGGGATGCTTGAGACGATCGTTCTCGCCATCGCCGGGCTAGTGAATCTGGTTCTGGGCGGCATTGCGTTTCTGCTTTGGCAGGCGATCCAGTCCGTCAAGGAAACCATTTCGGCGGAGTCCGAGGCGAGACAGGCAGCCGAGCGGCGGCTCGCATCCGAGATCCAAAAAATTGAGCAGCAGGTTACGCGCAATGATCATCACGCGCACGAAACATACCTGCGCAAGGATGACTATCGCGAGGACGCCAGCGAAATGAAGGCGATGCTGCGACAGATCATCGGCAAGCTGGACGAAAAAGCGGACAAGCGATGAACACCGCCGAGCTCCGCAATCAGATCAAGCGGCATGAGGGCTGCGTGCTGCATGCCTACCAGGACCACCTCGGATTCTGGACCATTGGCTACGGCCGGCTCATTGATGAGCGCCGCGGCGGCGGAATCAGCCAGGCCGAGGCCGAGCAGCTGCTGAGCAATGACATTGCCCGTGTGATTGGCTCGCTCGAGCATAGCGCGCCGTCGCTGCACACCCTGCCGGAGGGTGTCCAGCACGCGCTGGTCAACATGGCGTACCAAATGGGCGTCGACGGTTTGATGCGCTTTTCTCGCATGTGGCAGGCGCTCGATCAGGGCGATTTTGAAAGCGCTGCCGATGAGGCGCTCGATTCGCGCTGGGCGGAGCAAACGCCGCGCCGGGCGAAAGAAGTCGCCGGGATGATCCGCAATGGCTAAAGCGGAGCGCGTTCTGATATTGGTCGCCGGCACTTTGCTCGCGATCCATGCAGCAGCGCTTGTGACGTGGGTCACCTGGCGCGTTTTCGGCCCCAACCCGCCGGTGATCCGTGCGGGCACCGCCTCGGCGCTTGCCGCGGTGTATGGCCTGCCTGCTGTCGCCTACGGGGTGATGCAGATCCGCAAGGCGCGTAATGATCAACGCAACTATTAACGCCATCGCTAAACGGCTTGGCACCAAAACGTTGATCGGCGTTGTCGTCGCGGCCGTTGTCGCGATTGGCTGGCTTGCCTGGCAGCTGCGCGATGCGCGCGATGACCTGCACGCCGCTGAGCAAGGGCTTGATCAGTCGATTGCAACCATCGCCGCCCAAAAGCAGGAAATGGCGGAATACGAGGCCGCCGTCAAAGCGCAGCGCAAGCGCGAGCAGGCGGCAAGGGCGCGGGCGGCCGAGGCCGAGCGCCGGCTGCAGGATCTGGAGGCATCCGATGACGAGATTCAGGACTGGAGCGATGCTCCTATTCCTCGCGGTGTTCGCGACTGGCTGCGCAAGCCCGAGGGTGGTGACCGAGCGCGTGACGGTGACGCCGCCGAGTAGCCTCTACCCCGACTGCGCGACACCGGAGCACACGATCAAGACCAACGGCGATCTCGCCCGCGGATACGCAGACCTCAAGCGCTCATTGCGGCTATGCCGTGATGGCGTCGAGGCGCTGCGCGAATGGAGCAATCAACAGTAAGGAGCAAACCATGAAGGGCAAGAAGAACGGCATGAAAAGTGGCATGAAGCAGTCTGGCACCAAGGCCTACAATGAGCACAGTGCTGACAAGCGCCGCTCGCAGGACCCGGCCAGCGTGATGAATCAGTCGTACGATCGTGCGACCAAGGGCGGCGAGTAATCTCGATTCCGTCTGAAATCCGGGCGTGGGTGGCTCATAGCCTGTCCACGCCCACCCAGCACTTTGGTGGGTTGCCCGCGTGTCCCTACGCCGAGGCGGCTTACCAGCGGGGTGAGGTGTCGGTCATTGTCACCGATCGGCTCTCCCGTGTCGCAAGCCTCAAGCGCAAGCTCCCGCCCCAGCCGGGGCAAACCTACGTTATCGCCTGGACCAGACCGTGGCGGCGCAGCGCGCAGGGGTTCGACGATTGGATTGAAGCGCAGAATGTCACCCCCAGCGGAGTTTGGCTCATGGGGTTCCACCCAGACGCTGAGGAAGCGGAGGGGATTCCGGATGTGCCGGTGGAGATCAAAAGTGACTACGCGCTCATCTTGATGCAGCCGCTCGCGATGGTGGTCGACGCGGCGCGATCCCTAGCAAAGCGAACCAATTATTACCGGGGCTACACCGATGCTGAATACGACGAGATCCTGCGGCGTGATGAGCACGCTCACGCTGCGTCGGATGGGTCGTCGGTGGCAGCTGGCGAAGCCGCTGGTCTATCGCAGTCGGGATAACTGGGTCTACGTGCCTGAGGGTTTTGGTACGGATCTCGATAGTGTGCCGCGTGTCCCGGGCGTGCATGCACTGGCGGCGCGCCGGGCAACCGCTTCGGCGGTGATCCACGACTGGCTCTATCACCGGGGCGCGGATCGCGCCTACGCCGACCGGGTGTTCCTCGAGGCCATGCAGAATGAAGGCGTCGACCCGGTGATGGCAAGATTGATCTACATAGCGGTCCGCCTATTCGGTGGGCTGCGCTACCGGAGGCTCCATGGCTGACATTCGCGATATCCGCGAGGAGCGCGGAGACTACATCGTCGCTGATGCGCTGGAAGATGTCGCACGCCGGATACGCCACGATGACGAGTTCAACCCCGACGCGGTTTTCCTTGGCTACATGGACGAGGGAGCGGTCGGCATTGCTGGCGACGGATCGACCCTGGCGCAGGTCGCGCTGATCGAGGTCGCCAAAGCGCAGCTGATGAAAATAAGCCTTACCGAGGGATAGACAAATGAATGGCGCGGGCTAGGCCCTGGCAGTCATCCGATCGTTGCTGCAGTAGCGCGGCGATATACCGCCACTGCCCGGGCGGTATCGGCTTCTCGCCGCTGGTCCATTTGCGCACCGTGCGGTCATGCACGCCTAGATCCCGGGCCATGTAGGTCTGCCACATCGGCCCGTAGAGCGCCCGGCCGACGGCTTCCAGGCCGGCCGAGTCGCGGGTGAATGTCTCGGGGCTCATTCGGCCTCCACGATACGGGCGGCAAACTCCTGCTCGCGGTGCGGCTCGGCGCGGAGGGCTTCGGCCAGCTCGGCCGCTTCGTCGTACTCCAGCGTGATGACGCCGCCGGGGTGGATGACGTCAACGTAGAAGTCGCTGTGGATCGTGATCTGCATGGTCAGCTCCTGCTGGCCCGCCGGAGCGGGGCGGTGAATTGTTATGAGTTCGCCATACGGGCGGCGATCTTGTCGCCCTCCCATTGGGTCATCGCGATATTGAAGGCGAGCAGTACCGCAGAGCCGTTGGGCTCAATACCAAACTCGTCTATAGCGTGCTCCTTAGCGGCGCGGATCGCTGAGCGCTTGTTGGCAGAGACCTCGTAAGCGGCGAACGCTGCGTGGGCCATTTCTTCGATCTGGTCGTCGTTGAGGTAAGTCATTGTCTTGGCTCCTGCTGTCGTTATCGTTGGGGCCTACTCTACGGCCCCTGAGTATCCGGCGCAATGCCTATAAGAAGATTTTCGATTGAGACGATCAATCAAAAGCACAGGAACGATTGATATGAGTGGCAAGACACGCGCAAATGACGCAGTGGTGGGCGAGATCTGTCGCCGCATCGCGTCGGGCGAGTCGCTGCGCTCGATCTGCCGCGACGATCACCTGCCGGCGCTGTCCACGGTGACGATGTGGATTGTGGATGGGACGCAGCCGCATTTCAGCGATGCGTATTTCCGGGCGCGCGAGGCCGCGGGCTATATCCACGCTGATCGAATCCAGGAGATCGGCCAGGATCTGCAGCAGGAGACGATCAGCCCGCAGGTCGCCAAGGTGGCGCTGGACGCCTACAAGTGGACGGCGGAGCGCATGGCGCCCAAGGGTCACAGCCCGCGCACGATTCAGGACAACGTCTCCAGCGACGGGTCGATGAGCCCGCAACGCGAGATCAGCGACGAGGATCTGGACCGGCGGATCAAGGAGCTCACAGGTGACCAGTGATTGCCCGATCTGTCGGCGTGGCGAACTGGTATGGCAGGCTGAGACGGTGAGCCGCGTGCCGGTGCACTACCTGCGCTGTACTGACTGCGGGACGGTGATCAAGCCGGGCGGCTATGCCGCTCACGATTGACCAGAAGCGCGAGCTGGTGCAGCTGCTCGAGGAGCGAGCGCGGCGCAAGCGCTACCGGCTGATTGATGACCTGTTCCCGGACGACGGGCCCTATGCGCGGCATCTGTATCCGCGGCACGTCGAGTTTTTCCGGGCCGGCGCAATCCACCGAGAACGCCTTTTCATGGCGGCCAACCGGGCCGGCAAGAGTTTCGCTGGTGCCGCGGAAATGACCTACCACCTCACCGGGCGATACCCCGACTGGTGGGAGGGGCGGCGGTTTGACCAGCCGATCCGGGCGCTGGCCGCGGGCGATACCAGCCAGACCACCAGAGACATAATCCAGCACAAGCTCCTCGGCGGTCTCTACGACACGCCCGAGTTCGGCACCGGGCTGATCCCGCGTGACTACCTCGGCAAACCCACGGTCTCCCGCGGCATCGCCAATGCTTACGAGGAGATCCCGGTCGAGCACGCGGCTGGCGGAACCAGTCGGCTGGCGCTTCGCAGCTACGATCAGGGCCGGCGGATATTTCAGGGCGTTGAGCAGCATGTGGTGTGGCTCGACGAGGAGGTGCCCCGGGACGTCTACGAGGAGGCGCTCGTCAGGACGATGACGGTGCAGGGCATCGTGTTCATGACGTTCACCCCGCTGCAGGGCCTCACCCAGCTGGTGATGGACTTCTTGGAATCACGCGCAGCGCAGGAGCCGGTATGACAGACAACGAAGCGGAAACGCTTGCCATCCTATTAGAACTGGCGAGCCAGATTGCAGCGCTTGGCCTGGATCTTGACGTCGAGCCGCCGGAGCCGG